TCATCCGCGAGATCGCTCGTTTTTCACGGCTTTTTGATGTGAGTCCGGTGACCTATCCGGCCTATCAAGAGGCCGATTCTGGGGTTCGCTCCATGAAAGCCTGGCAGGAGGCGCGCGACAGCGGAGCGCTGGCGCAGGCCATCAATAAACGAATGGCGCGTGAGCGTCTGCTGACTCTTCTTAATGCGTAAGGAAAAAATATGAAATTGCATGAACTGAAACAAAAACGTAATACGATCGCGGCCGATATGCGCGCACTGCATGAAAAAATCGGTGATAACACCTGGAGCGATGAGCAGCGCACTCAATGGAACGCGGCCAAGCAAGAGCTGGATGCGTTGGATGCGCAGATTACGCGCGAAGAAGAGCTGCGTCGTATCGATCTGGATACCGTGGTAGCCAACGAGCCTGAACAGCGTGGCGGCCAAGACAATCCTGATGCCCAGCAGGCAGAGCGCCGTGCAGCCGCATTTGATCGCTATTTACGGAGCGGTTTTGGTGGCTTGTCTCAGGAAGAGCGCCAAGAGCTGCGTGCGCAGGGGGTGTCACCTGACGCGAAAGGTGGTTATACCGTTCCGAAGACGATGATGAACAAAATCGTCGACTCAATGAAAGCTTACGGCGGCATTGCCAGCGTGGCACAGATCCTGACAACGGCTGAAGGGCGCGATATCTCCTGGGCTACCTCGGACGGGACTGCCGAAGAGGGTGAGCTGCTGGGCGAAAATACTGCTGTGTCTGAGGAAGATGTCACCTTCGGCAGTGCAACGCTGGGTGCTAAGAAGCTGTCGTCAAAGATGATCCGAGTATCCAACGAGCTGCTGCAGGATAGCGGCGTTGATATTGGCGCCTATTTGGCATCCCGTATTGGCCAGCGTATTGGCCGAGGCGAGGCGAAGTATCTTGTGCAGGGTACTGGCACCGGTACGCCAGTGCAGCCGAAAGGCCTGGTTACCTCAGTGACGGGGACAGTGAGCACGGCTGTTGCTACGAAGTTTACGTGGCAGGAAATGAACGCGCTTAAGCATGCTATCGATCCTGCTTATCGCGGCGGGGGTAAATTCCGCTGGGCATTTAACGACGCTACGCTGCAGGCTATCGAAGAGATGGTCGATGGTCAAAATCGCCCGCTGTGGTTGCCTGATGTCGCGGGCGGCACCCCGGCGACAATCCTGAACGTACCCTATGTTATCGATCAGGCGATTGATGGGATTGCGGCGGGTAAAAAGTTCGTGTTCCTGGGCGATTTCGATCGCTTTATCCTGCGCCGTGTCACTTACATGACGCTGAAGCGTCTCGATGAGCGCTATGCAGAGCTTGACCAGACCGCCTTCCTGGCATTCCACCGCTTCGATTGCGTGCTGGAGGATGTCGCTGCCATCAAGGCGTTGGTAGGCAAACCGGTATAACCGGATCCGAGCACGACACTCTGCCGCGAAAGCGGTTTTTTTATGCCCGCCGTTTGGCGGGCATGGAGAACTTCTATGATTCTGTCGTTGGATCAAATCAAGCAGCAGCTAAGGTTGGAGCCCGATTATATCGATGAGGACAGCCTGTTAACTCTGTTGGGTAAGGCCGTTCAGGCGCGGACAGAAACATACCTGAATCGGAAGTTGTATCCACCTGGTACTAGCGTTCCTCCATCGGATCCGGATGGTTTGATTGTGCCCGACGATGTCATTCTTGGCATGCTTCTACTTTTGACCACGTATTACGAGAATCGCTCGTCTGTGAGCGAGGTAGAGCGGGTTGAGGTGCCGCAGTCGTATACCTGGCTCGTCAGTCCCTATCGGTATATTACGCTATGAAGCTACGACACGCGCAAACCAGCGCTGCATATATCCTCCCCGATCCCGGGGAGCTCAATCGGCGTGTTCTTATCCGTCAGCGGGTTGATTCACCGTCGTCTGATTTTGGGGTGCAACCCACTTATCCCATTAAATTTTACGCTTGGGCTAAGGTCGTGCAGACCAGCGCTACGACATATCGTGATACGGCGCAGACGGATAACGCTATTACGCACTACGTAACGATTCGCTGGCGGAAAGGGATCACGGCTGATTATGAAATAGTCCACGGCGATAACGTTTTTAGAGTCAAGCGCGCTAGGGATTTGAATGGCAAGCAGCGGTTCTTGCTAATCGAATGCACCGATCTTGGTGAGATTGCCGCCGCATCATCGGGAGGGGGAGGAAGTGGATCAATTTTTACACGTTGAATTCCAGCAGCCCTCAGATATGCGCTTTAACCGCGCCAGAGTGCGCCGCGCATTCATCAAGATTGGCCAGGTGCATATGCGTGATGCCCGCCGCTTGGTAATGCGAAGAGAGCGCTCTGCTGCGGGAGAAAACCCCGGGTATAGGACGGGGCGTCTGGCACGCTCAATCGGTTACATGGTTCCCCGAGCCAGTAAAAACCGCCCCGGTTTTATGGTTCGCATTGCACCTAACCAGCGTAATGGTAATGGCAACAGGATGATCACCGATGATTTTTATCCGGCCTTCCTGTTCTATGGCGTTCGCGGCGGAGCGAGGCGGCAGCGTGGACACCATCGCGGCGCGTCTGGCGGCAGTGGATGGCGTATTGCTCCGCGCAATAACTTCATGGTTGAAACCCTGCAAAAAAATAGCAGCTGGACTCGCTACTACCTTAAGCGCGAGTTGCGCAGCTCGCTCAAGCCGGAGAAAAAACGCTGATGAAACTCACGCCAATTATCGCCACGCTTCGCGCGAAATGTCCGATTTTTGAGAATCGTGTTGCGGGGGCGGCGCAATTTAAAGATCTCCCCGAGGCAGGGAAGTTAAGGCTGCCGGCGGCGTATGTTGTTCCGGGGGATGACGCGCCGGGAGAGCAAAAAAGCCAGACAGACTATTGGCAGGATCTCAAAGAGGGGTTTTCTGTCATTGTCATGCTGAGCAATGGGCGCGATGAGCGTGGCCAGTTCGCTTCCTACGATGTGGTGCATGATGTACGGCATATGCTGTTTAAGGCGCTGCTGGGATGGAATCCGGATGAGCGGGGCAATCCGATCGCCTATGAGGGTGGCGCGCTGCTTGATTTAAACCGCCATGAGCTTATCTACCAGTTCGATTTTTCTGTTGATATTGAACTGACTGATGACGATACCCGCCAGGTTGACGAACTGAGTGCGCTGGATGACCTAAAAACGCTGGCAATCGATGTTGATTTTATCGATCCCGGTGATGGCCCAGACCGCACCATCGAGCACCACACAGAAATTTCATTCCCACCGGCATCGCCGACACCCTGAGAGGCACCATGTTTGTGATCCCTGTAAAGGGGCGGTCAGTTCCTGATCCCGCCCGAGGCGACCTTTTGCCGTCAGAAGGCCGCAACGTAGAAGAGAATAACTACTGGCTCCGCCGTGAGGCCGCCGGTGATATCAAGCGCTCTGAGAATAAGGTGAAACCCAATGACGATTAGTATGAACACGATCCCCAGCAATGCGCTGGTGCCGCTGTTTTATGCTGAAATGGACAACTCTGCGGCTAATACAGCCCAAGATAGCGGGGCATCGCTCTTGCTGGGTTATGTGAACGCGGGGGCGGCCATTACGCCTAATAGCCTGGTGCTGATGCCATCGGCCGATTACGCCCGTCAGATTTGTGGACCCGGTAGCCAGTTGGCTCGGATGGTGCAGGCGTACCGAAAAACCGATCCGTTTGGTGAGCTGTATGTCATTGCGGTGCCTGAACCTACGGGAACGCCAGCGACAGTGACGCTGACAGTAACCGGCGCGGCTACGGAGACGGGCACGATTTCTTTGTATATCGGTAATTCCCGCGTACAAGCGGCGGTGACCAATGGCGATGATGTTGCTACGGTCGCCAGTAGTATCAAGGACGCGGTCACTGCCGATGTGACTCTGCCGTTTACGGCAACCTCTGCAGCGGGTGTCGTTACGCTGACCGCTCGCCATAAAGGCCTATGCGGCAATGAAATCCCCGTTACGGTGAACTACTACGGGTTTGGTAGTGGTGAGCTGTTACCGGCAGGGGTTCAAATTGCTATTGCTGCTGGTACTAAAGGATCTGGCGCACCGGTTCTGACTGGAGCGATTGCTGCGATGGCTGATGAGCCGTTTGATTATATCGGTCACCCGTTCAACGATACGGCCTCACTCACCATGCTGGCTACGGAAATGAACGATACCAGCGGGCGTTGGAGCTATGCACGTCAGCTGTATGGCCATGTCTATACAGCGAAAATCGGAACGCTATCCGATCTGGTGTCTGCCGGTGATCAGCTAAACCAACAGCACATTACGCTTGCCGGTTATGAAAGTGACATGCAGGCCCCTGCGGATGAATTAGCGGCCAGCCGCACCGCACGCGACGCCGTTTTCATTCGTAATGATCCGGCAAGGCCGACGCAGACAGGGGAGCTGATCGGCATGCTCCCGGCGCCGAAGGGTAAGCGCTTTACGATGACGGAGCAGCAGTCCCTGTTGTCTCACGGTGTGGCGACAGCCTACGTCGAAGGCGGCGTGTTACGCATTCAGCGTGATGTAACGACCTACAAGAAAAATGCTTACGGCGTGAAAGATAACAGCTATCTCGATAGTGAGACGCTGCATACCAGCGCCTATGTCCTGCGCCGCTTAAAATCGGTCATCACCAGCAAATATGGGCGCCATAAGGTCGCCAATGATGGCGCCCGCTTTGGTCCCGGTCAGGCGATCGTCACGCCCGCTGTTATTAAGGGGGAGCTGCTGACGATTTATCGCCAACTTGAGCGCGCTGGGATCGTAGAAAACTACGACTTGTTCAAAAAATATCTGATTGTTGAGCGTGATGCTAACGATCCCAACCGCATTAACACCTTGTTCCCGCCGGACTACGTTAACCAGCTGCGTGTTTTCGCTGTGGTTAACCAGTTCCGCACTCAGTATGCAGAGGAGACAGCATAATGGCCCGTATTGGCGGCACCTGTTATTTCAAGGTTGATGGGCAGCAACTTTCGCTGACCGGAGGCATTGAGGTTCCGATGAACACGAACGTCAAGGACGACGTTACTGGGATGGATGGCAGCAATGACTATAAGGAAACGCATCGCGCGCCATATATCAAAGCCACTCTGAAAGTGCCGAAAGGATTTCCAGTAAGCAAAATTACTACGTCTGATGATATGACCATCACTGCCGAGCTGGCTAATGGTCAGGTCTATGTGCTTTCGTCTGCCTGGTTGCATGGCGAGGCAAACCACAACGCCGAAGAAGGTACGGCGGATCTTGAATTCCACGGTGAAGAAGGGGGGTATCAATAATGAAAGAAATTAAACTTAGTAAATCAATTCGGGCTCATGGAGAGGATATCCATGTATTGGAGATGCGTGAGCCGACAGGAAAGGATGTTCGTGAACTAGGTTTCCCGTATATGACGAGCAGTGATGCTGGCGTGAAAATGGACTCTGGTGTTATTGCCAAATATATTTCACGCCTAGCCGGAATTCCGCCGAGCTCAGTTGATGAAATGCAGCCCGCAGATCTGAACACGATCAGTTGGGATATTTTGGGTTTTTTCCTCGGGACATCAGCGCAGGACAACTCCTAAATTATTATTTTGATTGCGCGAAATACTGGAACGTCAATCCTATAGAAATGCTCAACGAACCGTTTTCAGTACTTGGCTTACTTGCTGAGCAGGCTAACCGCATCAACCGGGAAAACACAAATGGCTGAGTTCGAACTGAAAGCCCTGATTACCGGGGTTGATAAGCTTTCTCCTGCGCTATCCTCTATGCAGAAGAAAATTAAAGGTTTTCGCAAGGGAATCAAATCAAGCGGCCTGGCTGACTTTTCTATGGGAGACTTGATCGGTGGCGGTGCTTTTGCCGCTCCGTTCATTTCCGGCGCTAAAGCTGCGATAGACTTTGAGTCGCAGATGGCTGATGTCCGTAAGGTCGTTGATTTTGACACGCCAAAGCAGTTTTCTGAGATGGGTGAGGACATTTTAAAAATGTCCGATCGCTTACCTATGGCGGCCAATGATATTGCGAAACTCGTGGCCGCTGGCGGGCAGGCTGGCATTGCAAGGAAAGACCTGAAGCAATTTGCAGAGGATGCCCTGAAAATGGGGGTTGCCTTTGACCAGTCGGCTGATCAGTCTGGTGAGATGATGGCTAAGTGGCGAACCTCCTTCAAAATGACTCAGGGGGAGGTGGTTGCTCTTGCTGATAAGATCAACTATCTATCGAACAATGGCGCAGCCAACGCTAAGCAGATTTCTGATATCGTTACCCGTATCGGTCCTCTTGGTGAGGTTGCTGGTATTGCGTCTGGTCAGATTGCAGCTCTTGGCGCAACGCTTGCTGGCGTAGGTGTTGAGCAGGAGGTTGCCGCCACCGGCATTAAAAACTTCATGTTGGCAATTACTGCTGGGTCAAAGCAGCAACAGGAGGCATTCAAGCACCTTGGTTTTGATCCCAAAAAGCTTGCTGTGGGTATGCAAAAGGATGCTCAGGGAACGATACTTAAAGTTCTCACAAGTATCTCAAAGTTAGATAAGGCCAGGCAGCCAAAAGCGCTGAATGCGCTATTTGGTAAAGAGTCAATTGGAGCCATTGCCCCACTGCTAAGGAAGGTGCGAATAAGCGGGG